TTAAGCCGAGTGTTTACCATGCTCGGAGGCGGAAGGCACCGCCAATACGTCGCGGCGGAGTTGGCGCAGGGCCATGCGCAAGGCGGCACGGCGGGGATCGGTTTCGCCCGCGCTGGCCTCCTGGACCTCGGCGTACAGGTGTCCGGCCATCTCGCCCGCTGAGCGGTCATCAATCCGGGCGTTAGCGTCCCTATAAACGCGCTTAATTCCTTCAAAACACAGACCTAAAAGCCGCCCGTCGAGGGGTTGTCCCGCTGTCGGGGCGGGCTGCGGCGCCGGGTCCGGCACAGCGGTCGGGCGGGGGTCGCGGATGTGCGGCGGTCCTTCACCCTTCAGGAGCCAATCCAGGCGGAACCCGAGGCCATTCGCGATGGTCTCCAGGGCCTTCCGATCCGTGCTGGTGCCGGCCTCCAGGGCCTGTAAGTCTTTGAGAGACAAGCCGACAGTGCGGGCAAACCGGTCCTGTGGATCGGTCGCGCGCAAGAACCGAACGCGGTCGGCGATGGTGTCAGGATCATGGTCTTCCGCGCCGTTCGGGGCTGGGGCCTGGGTTTGCACCTGGGTGCGACGCATCGGCCCTTCGCCGGTGAGAAGCCAATCAAGCGTTACATCAGCTTTGAGAGCGATCCGAACTAGGTGGGGCGCCTTCGGCACCGCGCCTTCATTCCATGCTCGGTTCCACGTGCTGGTTGGAACTCCGGCGGCTTTCGCCCATTGAAATGGCGCCGCATCGCCGACGAGTTGGCCGAGGCGTTGCCGAAACCCGGCGTCCGTTTCCGTTTCGGAGTTCACGAACCAAACTCCGAAATCTCTGCCACGCCCATAACTCCATTTCGGAGTTCGAAAATACTGTTTTTTGTCAACGCCTTGCGCCGTATGTGTTCCGGACTGGCAAAATCGTAACTCCGAAATGGCACTCGATGCTTGCGCATTGCCGAAAACGGCAATATGTTCGTTCCCATGAGCACGCACCATGGAAGCAAAGAGGTCCCAAAAGAGCCCGCCGCGCGGCGGGCATGGATCCTCTATAAGTTGCGGTTATGCGGGCTGAGCTTTCGTCAACTCGCAAGGCAAACGGGTGTCTCTGGCCGGGCGATGAGTGCCGCCTGTGACATGCCCAACATTCACCTGGAACCGGTCATCGCCGAGGCGATCGGCATGACGGCCCAGGACCTGTTTCCCGAACGCTGGTGCCCCGAGACGGGCCGCCGCCTGACACAGGTGCGGTCGCCAGCGAGGCACCGGATGCGCTCACCCTCTCAGACTACACAGGCGGGCCCGGTCGGTCAGCGCCAAAACGGAGAAGCGGCATGAGCATGGATCATGTCCGCCGCACACCGCGACATGGAAGGGGCCGGAGATGAGGGACCGCGCCGACCGCCGCACGCTGGATCTGCTGGACTGGGAACCGCCCGAAGTGGTGCGCGCGTTCCCGGCCGAGCATGTGCGCGCGGCCAGTCTGCGCGCACAAATCAGCAAGGCGGTCGCGGCGGCCCTGCGGGACTGCGAACAGCCGCGCGAGGACATCGCAGCCTCAATGGCGGAGTACCTCGGTGAGGCGGTGCCGAAGACCGCGCTGGATAGCTATGCCTCCGAGGCCCGCGAGGATCACACCATCAGCGTCGTACGCTTGATGGCGCTGGTTCATGCGACCGGGGATACCCGCCTTCTTCAGCTTCTGGCCGAGCCGTTCGGCTGCATGGTGGTGGACGCTAAACATCGCGAGGCGATCGAGGAAATCATTGATCTGGATCGCCGCGACGAGGTCGAGGCGTACCTGGGGCAGTTGAACCAACAGATCGAGACGCGCCGCCGCCGCCGTCGCGGGGGAGGACGCTGATGGCCTCCCTCTCTTTGCCAGCCCCGGATCGTTGGTACGCCGCCGCTGAATTGGCGGGGCTCCCTGAAATGCCAGGGACTGTGCGGCAGGGCACCAATCTGGTGTACGCGCGGATCCACCAACTCGGGGGCACCATTCGGCCGAAAACGGCCAAGGCGCTGGCCGTTCCGGTCGGCGACGGGATCCGGCTGGTCCAACAGGTGACCATCCCCGCGCGCCCGTACCTGGGACTGTCGGCGGAGGACCGCACCGAGGCGGGCGAGATCATCGCCGACTGGATCACGGGGGCGCTCTGATGATCGGCGCCGCTCTCGTCGACCCCATCATCGCCCTGGTGCGGGACGCCGCGCCGGATCTGCGGTACGTCGGCCCGGCCAACGACCTGGCCGCCCTGATCGCTGCACGTCGCCTGCCCGAACGGGTGCCAGCGGCCTACGTGCTGCCCACCGCCGAGGCCGCCGAACAAGCCCAGCGCACCGTTCACCGCACCCTCGTTACGACCATCATGACCGTGGTGCTGGTAGCGTCCGAAAGCCGGCGCGGGCCTGATGATCGCCCCCTCGACACGCTGGGCGCGGCCGTCATCGCCGCCCTGGACGGCGTCCTGCCGGCGCCGGACTGGCGGGTGCTTGGGTATCGCGGCGGCGACCAGCAGGTTCGCGCCGCCAGCAGCGACCGCGACGGCGGCGTGTTCCTCACCCTGCATTTCGAGACCACCACACAGCGCCAAAGGAGCTGAGCCCATGCGCAAGGCCGGTGTGTTCATCCATGACCGCGCGGGCGAAGCCCCGCGACCGATCGCCCCCAAGGGGGCCACCCCCGCGCCGCGTCCGGCGCGCCTTCCGGCGCCGGCCACTCCGGCCGCTCCGCCCGAGGACGCCGGCGCCAAGCGCCCGACCAAGAAGAAGGAGGCCTGATCCATGGGGCTTCGCGCACGCAACCGCGTCATTCAGGCCGCGTTGGAGGATCTTGGCTATGCCCAGGGTGTCGCCGATCCGGCCGACTACGTCGCGATCCTGGCCGTGTCCGCCGATCTGCCGTCCATTCAGGGGCAGACGGCCGAGCGGCAGACGGTGGAACCGCACATGGGATCCCGTCCCGGCCAGTTGTGGCAGGAACGCGCCCCCCTGAACTGGGGCGTGGAAACCGTGGGCTCGGGCGACGTGGCCGTGCCGCCGGTGTTCGACGTGCTGCTGCGCGCCGCCGGCTGGTCTCGCGTCCAATTGACCGGCACCGCTACGGTGGCCGCCGCGCCCGTGGCTGTCGGCGCGCCGACCGGGTCGTGGACGTACACGGTGGAGACGGGCTTTACCGGCCTCAACCGACGACGCGTGACGATCAGTTGCACCACGGCCGGCGGGTCCGGCACGGCCGTCGCGACCATCGCCGCGCCCGCCGTCGGGCTGGGGGAGACGGCCGAGGCGGCCTACGAGGTGACCGGCGTGGCGATCACCGACGCCACGGCGATCACCTTGCCCGGCGGGGCCGAGATCACGCCGACGATCGGCGCCGACTGGGACATCGGGGACCAGTGGGTGGTCGAACTGGTGCCGCCGGGCATCGAATACTGGCCGTCCAGCGACCGCGTACAGCCCAGTGCCATCGTCCAGTACAACATGGACGGCACGCTGTTCACGATCCCGGGTGCGCGCTGGCAGCTCAACTATGACGCCACCGTCGGCCAGTGGCCCCTGGTGAACCTGCGCGGCATGGGTCTGTGGAAGCCGCCGGCGGCCGCGCCCATCGGCACTCCGGACTATTCGACAATCCGCGAACCGGAGGTGCTGGATTACGCCGCCTTCGATCTGTTCATCGGCCCGGCGGACCTTTCGGACGCCGAGTGGGAACCGTCCGGCCAGAGCCGGACCCTGAGCGGCGGCGCCGACGTGCGGTCCAAGAGCCGCACCAATCTCGACACTGTGGAGATCAGCAACCACGCCCTGACCGGCGAGGTGCGGTTCGACTGCCCGGCCATCGACGACGTGAACGTGTGGGTCTGGCCCGGCGTCCGCCGGCGCATCCGATCGGTGACGGGCACCCGCCTGGGCGAACGCTGCGAGGTGGTCGAGCGCAACGCGCAGATCCTCGGCGTGACCACGCGTGAGGACGGCGAAGACGTCATGACCACCCTGCGCACGAGTTCGCTGCCCGTGAGCGGCGGTGGCGACGATGAGGTCTGCATCCGGTTCTTCTGAGTGAGCCGCCCGGCGCCGTCGCGCCGGAACACCCCTTCAACGACAGCTTAAGAGGCCGTTATGAGCCAGTTCAAAGTGCCCGCGAACGGCGTGTGGACGTGGTCCGAAAGTGTGGACGTCATCCCGCCCGGAACGTCTGAGCCGCAGAGCCTGACCCTGACCTTCCGCACCGTCGAGGACCTGCCGGACCTGCTGAACCGCAACGTCTCTGGCGCCTTGTCCAATGCCGAGGTGGTGCGCGCCCTCGCCACGGATTGGGACGCGGCCTACGAGGACGGCGCGCCGATCCCGCTGGACAGCGACGAGGCCGTGCCGCTGCTGCAACAGCCTTGGATCGCCCAGCCGATCCTGAAGGCGTACATGGCCAGCGCCGGGGGGCAGGCGGCAAAAAACGCACTGACATCGGGCGTGCCGTCGCCCGCGCCCACTACGGTCCCCGCCCCCAATCGGGCGGAGCGGCGGGCGAAGGCCTCCAAGAAGACCTGACGGTCCTGTCCGGTGGGCGGGCGACCCTGCCGGCCCCCGCGCCGCGCGCGGTACGGCCCGATCCGGACATCCTGGTGCATCCCGAGAATGAAGAGGCCGTCCGGCTCTGGCTGCTGGCCCAGCGCGAATGGGACGTCAGCCCCATGACGGGCATGCTGATGAGGTGGGACATGGTGGCGGCGGAAAGCGTGTGGCGCATGGCGGGGTATCCGGTCGGCAACGGCCGGCTGGCGCGGCATGTCGCCGGCGCCCGCGCCATTGCCGACGCCTACATCGCCGAGGCCAACCGCCTGACCCGACAGCGTCAGGAGCGCGACAGGGACCGCCGGCGCGATCCGCCGGTCTTGCGGTCCACGGCGCGGGGGCGCGGCCATGGCCGGTGATGCGCACCAGACCGTCTCCGTCACCCTCACGGCCGAGACCGGGGATTTCCAGGCCCGGTTCCGGGTCTCCCGCGAGAGCCTGGAGACGTGGCGCGAGGCAGCTGAAGCGGCCGGAGATGCTGCCGCCGACACCGCCGACAGCCTGGACGAGGCGGGCTCGCACGCCGACAGCACGGCGCGCCACGTCAGCGTCACCGGCGAGGCCGCCAGCAACGCGGCCGACGAGATGGAGTCCCTGGCCGACGCCGCCGGAGACGCGGGGGAGGACCTCGACGACCTGGGTGGCGCCGCCGACCACACGACCGCGCTGATCTGGGCGCTGTACGCCGCCATCGGCGGGTGGACGGCCCTGGAAATCGGGGAAAGTGCGGTGTCCTCGTGGCATGCCTACGAGGCCGCGTTGGTGGGGGTCGGCAAGGTCACGGATCTGGCCGGCCAGGAACTCGCCGCCCTCGGCGAACAGATCGGCGCCCTGGCCCTGCGCCCGGAGATGGGTGCCACCACGCAAGAGCTGCTGTCCATCACCCAGGCCGCCGGGCAGTTGGGAGTGAGGGGCAGCGAGAGCCTGCTGAAGTTCACGTCCACGGTCGCCATGCTTCAGGGTGCGACCGACGTGGTCGGTGCCGAAGGGGCGATGCAACTCGTCCGCCTGCTGGAGGTCACCGGCGAGGGCACCGACGCGATCGACCGCATGGGCTCGGCGGTCGTGGCCCTTGGCAATGCCTACGCGGCCACCGAAAGCGAGATCGTCAGGACCGCGTTGGAGATTGCGAAGGGCGGCGCCTCGTTCGACGTGACGGCGGCGCAGGCGGCCGGTCTCGCGGCGGCGTTCGCGTCCATCGGCATCCAGGCCGAACTGTCGCGCGGTGTGACGCAGCGAGCGTTGCAGGCCATTAACGACGCGGTGCGTCAGGGCGGCACGGAACTGGAGGCCCTGGTGGCGCTGACCGGGCAGTCGGCCGATGTCCTGCGGCAGGCGTTCGCCGAGGACGCCGTGTCGGTGTTCACCGATGTGCTCGCGGCCCTCCGGCACCTGCGCGAGGCGGGGGGCGATGTCGGCACTACCCTGCGCGCCCTGGGCCTGACTGCCGGCGACGACGCCAGCACCCTGGGCGCGCTGGCGAAGACGGTCGATACGGTCACGCAGGCAGTGGATCAGTCGGACCAAGCGTGGATCGACAACATCGCCCTGTTGGAGGAAGCCGCCCGCGCCGCCACGACCGCCGAAGCACAGTGGCGGGTGATCGGCAATGTCTGGACGGCGGCGTCCACCATCATCGGCGCCGAGCTGTCGCCGGCGCTGTTGGCGGCCGCCCGCGACGTGGCGGATCTGGTCCTCGCCGCTCGTGACACGGGGCAGATCGCCGAGTGGGCCGCTGCCGCCGCCGACGGGGTGCGGGCGGCGGCTGAGGCGGCGGCCTGGGCCGCCGATCACTGGGAGGTTCTGGCCGGTGCCGCCGCCGCGCTGGTGACCGTCAAGTTGGTTCAGTGGGCCACCGCCGCCGCCGGCGCCGTCCAGGCGCTGACGGCGGCAATGCTCGCCAACCCGTACATCGTGGCCGCCGCTGCCGTGGCCGGACTGGTCACAGCCGCCATCGCCGCGCGGAATGCGCAGAACGAGGCGCGCGAAGCCGCCGTCGCCTATTGGCAGGTGTTGCGTGACAACGAACAGGTCGCGCGGACCGACGAGGCCCTGACCCGGGACCAGGCCGCCGCTAAACTGGCGGAGGCGGAGGCCATCCGCGAGGTGATCGCCGCGCGCCTGGAGGACGCGCGGATTGCGGCGGCGGCCCAGGCCCAGACCCTGATGCGGGCCAGCGGCCTCACATTCGAGGACATGGAACGCGGATGGGTGCGCGGTCCGCGCGGCATTCAGACCCCCATTACCGGCGAGACTTATGACGCATGGCGCGAGGCGCGCGACCAGGTCGATCTGTACACCGACGCGCTGGTCACCAATGCCCAGGCCCAAGACAGGCTGCGGGAGATCCTCGCCGGGACAGGCCCCGGCACCGGCCCTGACACGAGCGGTGGGGGCGGCCCGGGTGCGGGCAACGATAACCCGCCCCCGCCGAACGAGCCGCCGGGTGGATTAGGATCGGATGACGGATACGCGGCGTGGGTTGCCCAGACACGGGCCGCGACGGCCGCGCATGAGGCGATGGCCATCGCCGTCGGCCAGGGCACCGCCGCGACACGCGAGGCGGAGATCGCGGCCACAGCCGAGGGGGTGGTGCTCCAATATGGGGCGCGGCGCCGAGCCGAGATCATCGCCCTTGTGACCGCCGAGGCCGAGGCCCGCCAGCGCCTGGACATCGCCCGCGCCGTCGCGGACCTCGATCGACAGATCGCGGCCCAACGTGCCCTGACCGTCGCGCACGGCCAGGGTGCGGCCGCCGTGGCGGAGGTCTCGCGCCAGATCGCGATCGCCGAGGCCCTGCGCCAGCATGGCATCGAACAGGGCACGGAAGAGGCCGCACAGATCACGGAGCGGGTCGCGGCCCTGTATGCCGAAGCCGAGGCCCGCGAGAAGGCCGCGCCGGAGGGCGAGGCACGCGACCGGCTGGATGGTCTGCAGACCGAGGCCGACTATCTGCGGGCGATCGGCGCCGAGCGGTCTTTGACCGCCGATCAGCTTGCCGTTATCGCCTCTTTGACGGATCGCCAAATTGACCTGACGTCCGATCAGGCGCGGGAAGAGTTGCGGCTCGCAAAGGCCATCGGCGATCAGGCGCGCGCGACCGAACTGGCGCGGGCGGCGTCGACGAGTTGGCGCGACGGCGCCGTGGCCGCCGTCCATGACGTGGCGGTGGCGGCGAAAGATAACGCGGCCATTGCCCAGGACGCCTTTTCGTCGGTCTTTGATCGGTGGGACGACGCCTTCACCGAGTTTTTCCGCGATTTCAGCCGGGGCATCGCGGACGTCGAGGACCTGCTGTCGGCGCTGGGTGACGCGGTGCTGGATCAGGTCGCCCAGATCGCCGCCCAGCAGGTGACGGCCGGTCTGGCCACCTCGCTATGGTCGGCCCTCGGCGTGGGTCCGGCGGCGGCCGCCGGGGGCCAGGCCTCCGCCAGCGGCGTGGATACCGGGGACGTGTTGGGGCTCGGTACCCTGTTGCCTTCGCTGACGGGCGGGCAGTCGATCGGCAACGCTCTGGTGACGGGCAGCGTTGGTCGGGCGTTGGGGCTGTACTCTCCGACGACTCTGTACGGGGCGGCGGGGCCTGGGTCCCCGGTCATGCTCGTCGGCCCGAACGCCGGCGTGGTCGGCGGCGCGGCGGGGGGCATGACCGGCTTCGGGGGGGCCCTCGCCGCCGGCATCGATGCGGCACCGTGGGGTCTGGCCGGGAGCTTGGCCGCCAGCGCATTCGGGTTCAGTTCCGGCAACCAGTGGGCCGATATGGGGCTGTCCACCCTGGGCAGCGTCGGCGGCGGGGCACTTGGCGCCTCCCTGATCGGTGGCGCCGCCGGCGGTCCGATCGGGGCGGCGGCCGGGGCGTTCCTGGCGATGATGGGCGGGGATTTGATCGGCGGCCTGTTCGGCAAGCCGCTGCCCAATGCGTCGCAATCCATCGACATCCAGGACGGCCAGGTCCTGGCCAAGGCGCCGGAAGGGCGGTTGCTGTCCGACGAGGACATCGCCGCCTGGGGCGAGGCCAGCCGTGCGGCGCTGGTCGGACCGCTCCAGACCCTGGCGGACACCTTCGACCTGTCCAACTACGCCGTCGCGACGAGTTGGAAGGACGGCGCGCAACGCGTCGAGGTCCACGGCGGCACGCTGGGCGATCAGTCTGGCCGCCTGATCGAGGTGGCCGACCTCGGCGAGGCAGGTCTGGTCGCCATCCGCACTATTATCGAAGACCTCGCTCAGGGCGACGACAGCCTGGCCGGGGCTCTGGCGGTGGTGCGCGACAGCAGCGCCGCCACGGCGGCGGAGCTGGCCGGACAGATCGCGATCGCCGCCGATTGGTCGGGCGCGATCGACGCCGCCGTGACATCGATGCAGTCCGGCGCCGCCGCACAGATTGCCGCCCTGGACGAACAGGCCGCCGCCTGGACGGATCAGGCCCGGGCCATGATCGCGCCGGCGCGCGAGGTCGCCGACATCCTGACGGCCGCCGGGGAACTGGACGCCGGACAGGCGTCCGCCGATATGAACACCCTGGTGCGGGCCATGGTCGGTCTGGGCGATGTGGCGGCGCCGCTGTCCGACGTGCAGGCGTCTGTCGCGCTGATGGACCGCCAGTTAAACGGCCTTCAAACCATCCTGACCGACACCGGCACCGCCGCCGAGGACGCCGCCGCTCAGGTCGCGGGGTTGCGCGACGAGCTGCTGGCGCAAGCGGCGGCGGACCTGAACGATCAATGGGTCCGCGCGCTGGAAACCGCACGCGGCCGCGACCACGTCAACACCATCCGCGACAGCGTGGCCGCGTACCAGCAGGCCCTGGCCGATATGCAGGCTGTGGGCGGCGACACGTCCCTGGTGACGCAGACGCTGGTCGCCCAGATGCGCGCGCTGGGCGCCGGCCTGGATCTGGACACCCTGCGCGCCCTGGTGGACGAGATCGCGACGTGGTCGGCGGGTGTCGATAACGCCAATGTGGCCGTCACCGGGCTGGCGGGCGCTCTGGCCGACATGGAAGCTGCCGCCGCCGCCGAGGACGCTCTTGCCGCGTGGCGGGAGGTCGAGACCGCGCAACGCGATGCCCTATCAGCCGCGGTGGACTATTGGGACACGCTGTCCGGCGTGGCCGAGTCGGTCGGTTCGGATGTGCGGCGGTATCTGGACGATCTGACCGGCGGGTCAAACAGCACCCTCGGCCAGCGGGAGCGGATGGAGTCGGCCCGCGCCCATCTGGCGCGGCAGGTCACGCTGGCCGGGTCCGACGACGCCGACGTCGCCCGCGCCGCCCTCGAAAGCCTGACGGACTACGCGGAGGCGTATCGCGAAGCGGCCCGCGACTACCACCAGACCGACGCCGCGTATTACGGGGTCGAGGACGAGATCCGCGCCCTCCTGGAGCCGGTGGCCGACGCCCTCGGCCATCCGGATACGGTCGAGGGGCAGGCGGCGGCGCTGGCGGACCTGGGCGCCGGGCTGACGGGAGCCTTGTCCGCTCAGGGCAGCTATCTGGCGCAACTCGTCCGCGCCGAGGAGGAGCGCACGGCGGCGGTGGCGGCGCTCGACGCGCACACCGTGGCCGCCGACGCCGAGGAAACCGCCTTGCTGGCGCGGATCGCGGCGGCCACCGAGGCCCAGGCCGCCGGCACGACGGGCGGTGCGGCGGGCGAGAGCGGCGGCACGCCAACGGGCGCCGGCCAGCGGTACTACGACCACGCCACCCTGATGGCGGCGGTGTCCGGCGCCGATCTGCACCAGCGCGCGCTCGATTACATGGATCGGTACAGCGATGTCGCCGACGCGTGGTCCGCCGGCACCTGGGGCGCGGGCCTGTCGGCGGCCGAAGCCGCGTTGCGGCACTTCGCGGCCCATGGGCAGACCGAGGGCCGGTACTTTGCCGGCGGCGGGTGGGTGAATGGTCCCGGAGGCCCGACGGACGATGCCATCGCGGCGCACCTGAGCGCCGGTGAGTTC